GTGGTGTGATCTCAATGTGGAACCAGTCTCCGCCGGGAGCTCCGTGGATTGTTGGCTTGTCGTACTTCTGCCATGCGTAGCGATCACAGCGCCATGCGCGTCCGTGTTCTTTTGGGAAGTAGTCAAGGATGCACTGAAGACCGAGATCGTTCGCGTTGGCGACAAGCTTGTCAATAAAGACGAGCGCTTCTTTGCGTCCTGCTTTTGGATGCTTTTCACTTTTGCGATATGAAAGATCTACAGCTCTGCCAGTGGCATGAACTGACAATGATCCGGGCTTTCCGCGCATGTCGCGCTGACCCCATGAGCCGTTATTCCACAGCGCGCCATTCGATGCAGTGATTGCTTGTCGAATCCATTCATCCATGCCGGCGCGTGGCTTTGGTGATGGCCCATCAGCGTTGCCGATGTAATCGCGTGCGTTCGGCACGCCGGGTTTAGCTTTGGCTACTGCCACGACCGAATGCCAAATCTTTAGGGTTCACATATCGGATAAGAACGGGAACAAGTGCAGCAAAGGCTGCTTTTACAAAGTCGGCTGGGTCGGCGCTTCCGGTCGAGTACACCGCGATGACCGCTGCAATTACCGAGCGACCATAGGAAGCGAAAAGGGCTTTGTCTTTAGCTTTCATCGTCTTTTTCCTTTGCTTTGTTTTTGAGTCCGTTGGATGCGAGTAATCCAATGAGTCCGCCGGAAAGTGTCATGAGCATTGGGTTGAGCACTGAGAATGCTTCTGCGTCGTTGGGTGCTTGTTCAAGTGGCTGTGTAACGAATAGCAGGCCGTAGAGGAGTGTGAAGATCGAGCCCACGAATGCGAGTGTCAAACCGATTCCGACGATGAGGATTAGTCGAGCTTTGATTTCTTCGTTGGTGTATTTAGGCACAGCGACCCGTCCCGATTTGCATGTCTGTTGTCAATGTCAGTGCTTTGTTTTTTTGTCGAACACAGTTTACGCGCTCACGGTCAGCGCATCCGGAGCATCCCCATAAGACGACTGCAACTAGCAAACCGTAGCCGATGAGGTAACGCCAACGCATTACGAAAGCAGCGCGGCTACTTCGTCGGCAGTGAGTCCAAGTTTGTTCAAGACTTCTGCTTTTGCTTTTGCTTTGTCGGCTTTGGCTTTGTCTAATGCTGATTGGTCTTTAGCCGTTTGTGCCAAAGTTTCGTCAAACGCTGCTATTTCGTCGGCAGTCATGTCGCGTTCAACACCGTTGTCGTTAATTGTGTATGTGCTCATAATGATTTGCTGTATCCGTAAATGGCATAAACGCCTGTCCAGTTAGTGCCCGTTGTAAAGATTTCAATGCCGTCGTATGCGGTCGCCGTTGAATGATTGCCGTACCATTGCTCATAAAGCGGTGCTGTTAGCGCGCCGTTTGCAGCCGTATTCCCAGACATGATCGTGGTGGCTTTTGCCAGTTGTGGCCCAAACAATTGGACACTGGTTGCTGCTTCAAAACCTGAACCGAAAGCGCCGACAAGGTAACTGGTCTGGCTCGCTGCAGTTGAAGTTGTTAACGAGGTTCCATTTCCTTCGACTATTTGAAAGTTGTAGTTTGTTGATGCTGCAGTTCCGCCTGCACGCAATTTGATGCGGATTTGCCCAGCGCCATTGATTGTGTAATTGATGAGCAAAAGATAATTCGTGTAAGAGCTGGTGAAAACGCTGTCAGCAGTGACACTGTTTGTTGCAGTGACCGTTGTTTCTGCTTTTACACAGGTAAGACCCGGCGTTGATGCCAAAGTAACCCATGCTGAGCCGTTGTAGTACTGAGTCGTGTTGGTCGCTTCAATGAACGCCATCTGGCCTTGTGCAAGCACCTTCTCACCAGTGCCACCAAAAGCGGCATCTCGCGTCGTTGTCGTTGCAAATACGGGAATGCCCGTGTTGATCTGCGTGACTTGCGCTGCAGTCAGTACTTGCCCGGCGGTAAATACCGGCACGGCTGTTTGTGCGTTTGCTCCCATAAGTGCTCCTAACTTAGTGCGTAGATCGTGTCGAGTGTGGAACTATCAAGAACAAAGAGCTCATAGACGGTCGTCGGGGTCGTGTAAAAGGTCACGCGATGTGGCGAAGCGTAGGTGATGACATGTTCTACGCCTTCAACGAAGGACTCTTGAGCGATCACACTGGTAGATGACACGCCTGTCTGGATTGTCTTTTCGATGCTGATGGTGTCACCGATTTCGACTGTGGCAACTGCGTCGCGTTCAGCATTCGAAAGCATCTGGAACGGTGCAGAGACGCTAGTCAAGACGGGGGTCGGCTCTGGCTTAATGAGATACTCCGCAAGCGTCAGAGCTGCAGCATTGTTATGAAGCAGACTGTCATTGTAAGAAGTTGCTTGGATCAGATATTCGGCTTGGCTCGCAAGATCCTCAGCGGTCTGCGTTGATGTGGATCCGAGATGGGTCACGCTTGCCCGGTTGATTACCTTGTCCGCGCCGAAGTTAATGGTCACCTGATCGTATGGAACTTGTCCACCGTTATCTGAGAACGACACAGTCGCGCCGGCAAGGGTTGCGCCTAGACGCTTTTGGAATGTAAATACTCCTGAACGATCCACGAACGCTCTGCCCTGTTCTGCGTCCATGATGTTGGTCAGATAGCCGTTCACATTGGTTCCCTGTGGAACTGTGTACGCCGAAGCACCGCCAAGCGTGGCAACGCCAGTCTCTATTGATTGCTCACCGACACCTTGGAAAGCATCTACTTCTGGACGCGCAAGCATCTCGACTACGCGCGCAGAGGACAATTGTTCGCTCGGATTCCATTCGTCAAGCACGGTCTGGCTGAGTGTGTACTGAAGATCAATGCAACCAACCGCGACTGTGTCGTTGCCGTCCAGACTGAAGTTGTAGTCGTATGAGACGATGTAACCCTGAAAAAGTGATTCAGCTGTACCTAGTGAGTCGTATCGGTAGAAGCGGACTCTACGCATCGGCGCGATTCCTGGCTGATTATTTGCAGGGTCATAGGTGCTGCTATCGGTATTGAACGGATTGAAAGCCCCGTAAGCAATCTGGTCGTTGAGTGTGAAGCTCATTGTGCCGGCAGTGAATTGGTCTCCGATATCTTTCCGACCGCGGAAGATGCGAATGTCAAGCACACCTGTGGTGACATCAGCGAACTCGGTTGTCGGTCCAAGTAAATAGGTCGTGTTGTCAAGAATGCCTTTGGTAGCTGAATCAAGTTGGAATGATGAGCTATCCCAGCCGGTATCTATTTCCAGCTTGTAGGTTCCGGAGTCAATGACTGCAGCGGTCATAGCACTTCAATTGCTGCAGGCCCGTAAGCGCGATTTGCTGCCTTGATGTTGTCAATGACCAGACGACCAATCTCCGCGCTTGTGGCGAGACCACCGTTCACGCTGATGTTGTAGATGTTGTCACCGCGACCGGCAGCGATGCCTGCACGCTCCTCAACTGACAATGCCGAAGCGCTGACCGTCGGTGCATTGATGCTGGCAACGCTCGAAGAGAACGACGCTCCAATTCCCTTGATGTCGGCAAGCTTGAGATTTGGGTTTTTGAGTTTCTTCTCCAGCTGGGCAATCGTGTCCGTGATGCCCTTGACCATTGCTTGCCCTTGAGTCACGCCTGCCTTGTAGAACTGATCTGCGCCCAGAATGCCTACAGCCTCAGCAACAAGGTCTAGGTCGCTTACTAGCTGGTTGATCCCATTGGGGCCTAGGATCGCGTCTGAGCCACCTTGAATGAGTTCTGTGGCAATTGCACTACCAGCCTGCTGACCAGCCTCTAGGACCTTCCTGAGCGCCTCTTCGGAGATGCCCATGCGAAGCAGTTGCTCCACCTGTTTGCCGAATTGTTTAGCGCCCTGTGCCTGCTGTGTGAGCTGATCCAAGATGCTTGTGCCGGCTTCTTTGGCAGCGTCCGCTGCACCAGAGATTGAGAACTCTCCCGTGACCGACTCGGCGACAGTTTCCTTGAAGTCGTCATAAGCTTTTTTTGCGTCGTCAAGTTTTGCAGTTGCTGAGTCAAGCGCTGCAGTGAATTGATCCGCAAGTTCCTGTCGAGCTTTCTTGATCTTGTCTGCCATCTCGTCAATGGCTTTTCCAGCACCGCCGGCAGCCTTTTCGGTTCCGCCTAGTTGAGTGTTGATCTCGCTGAGCTGTGGTCCGATTGGTCGAATGGTTTCAACTGCTGCGCCTGTGTTTCGCTTGAACGCTGCCATCGCTCCAGCAGCCACGACAAGACCTGCCGCGATTGCGGCTGCACCGACACCGATTGTCAAAGCTGTGTTTGCTGCCGTGGCTGATGCTGCGAGTCCCCAGTTCAGCGCAGTTGCAACAACGGTGACCGCGTTTGCTGCGAGCATTGCGACCTTGAATGTGACGAGCGCAGCGGCAGCTGCAGCGATTGCTGTGCCGATGCCGAGGATGATGCCCACATTGTTTTGGGCCCATTTGCCGAATGAGATCAGCGCTGGAAGTAGAGCATTGACAAGTGGCAGGACTGCAGCGCCGATTGCTTCCTTGGCTTCGTCCATTGCGATTGAGAGCTTCTTGAATTGTCCCTGTGCAGAGTTTGCTGCAAGCGATGCTGATCCGCCGAATGTCTTTGCAAGTGACTGCATGACTTCATCAACTGATGCGCCATCTTTGATTAGTGAATAGAGCTCTGGGGATAGTTGTTTGATCGCTTTTGTGTTTCCTGCATATGCCTTGCTGACTGCATCGGCTACTTCTTGGACTCCCTTGCCGGTCGCTGCGGATACATCAAGGACAGTTTTGAGCGCGTCCTGTGCTGATGCCAGATCGCCAGTACCACGGACAAGGCTGGCAAGTGCCGGACGAAGTTCATCGTCCGCGACCGCTGCCGACATTGACAGCGTGCTAATGAAATCCTCATTGGCTTGAATCTGTTTTTCGGTTGCACCAGTGGTTGCTTGAAGTTGGCGCGCAAGCTGAGCCTGTGCAGCCTGATCCGCGGCTGCAGCCTTGGCTGTAATGACGAGCCCTGCACCGAACGCTGCAAGCGCAGCGGTTGCCGGCAAGAATGCTTTGTTTACTGCGAACGCTGCCTTCTGAGAATTGGTTTCAAGTGCCTTGAATTGCTCAAAGGTTTTCTTGAGTCCGTCACCTTGGAAGTCAGTGATGATGGGAATGCGAATTGCCATTAGAGATTGCTCCTACTCAGCGCAATGGTGAGCTGACGCTCGACTTCTTCTGTGATGTTTCGAATCGCTGCTTCAATGTTGTCAGTGTTGGCTTCTACTGCAGGCCACATAGAACGCGAAGCCTTTCCAAAGGTCTTGTCCATGTTTTCTATGAGAGTGTTGTTCCAGTCATAGTTCACGCCTTTGCGCTTCTGTGTGGAAGACGATTTACCGCCACGACCAGCGATGTCAAAGACGATGCCGGCAGGGTTCTTTTGTTGAATGATGAACGCGCTCAGAGTCTCGTATTGTGCGCCTTTTTCTAAGTTCTTTTTGCGTGCGCGTCGAGTGTCAATCTTGACCGTGATAGATCGGTTCGCAATTGCTTTGTCCCATGGGAAGATGTGTCGCCATTTACGACCAAAGCCACGCATCACTGTCTGACCGATGCCAGCTGGAAGATTGTTTCGCGCGTCCGAGATCGTCGGCTGCATAAGTGCGCGATAATCCTTTGTGATCTGCCGGCGTAGATCTGGGGCGAGTTTGTTCAGCGTCTTGAGATCTTCCTTGATCCCATAAACCTGAATGCCTGATCGTGCCATGTCATCACTTCCTGTTTCTTTCTTCTAACACAGTAGTGACAGTGAGTAGGTCGGCAGTGTCAAACTCTTCTTCGTAGAAGCGCGGAGCCCACGAAAGACTGACTAGCAATTCTGCTAGGAGCCTTCGGTGAGTTCCGCGTGGGTAGGGTTTTCTATTTCCTCAGCGCTCACTTCTACCGAGTCGAGCTTGGCAATGAACTTGTCAAACTCTCCCGGCACTGTGATCTTGGCTTGCTTGCATGCTTCCCATGCTAGGAACGCGAGATCTTCCACGCCGATACCGTTCGCCATGTCTGATGCTTTGCGCTTGAAGCGTCGTTCCCATGCGACGAGTGTGACCAGATTGGTTGTCACTTCGTATGGGTCTTTGCCTTCTTCTGTCACCTTTAGGTGCAGCTTCATCTTGTCTCGCTTTCGTGTCGGACCGGTGCGCGGTCAGTTATTAGCTTTCGTCAGAAGTGTAAACACCGCCATTGAATACCACCGAAATTGTCCCAAGGGCCCCGAGGCTGGTCACGATTGGTAGTGCAGCCAAGAATGTTCCGGTGAATGTCAGACCCGGATTGGTTGCTGAATCTGCACCGACTGCTGGCTTTACGATCACATTTGTTGAGGTGCCGACAAGGCTCTTGAGTGTTGCCCAAGTCTCGCTCGCTGCAAAGCTTGCGTAGAAGTCGAGTGTGACTGAGTGTGCTCCAAGACCTGACACATACTTGCGTGATGTGTCGCCGAATGCGGTTGCTTCAAGCTGGTCGTAGTTGATGTTTACCGTCGCGCCTGTGCACTGATCGCTGAGATCAATGCTGTTTACGGTCACGACTGGGTTCGAGAGGTAGGTGCTGGTTGCCATGATTACTCCTTGGATGCTTTCTTAGATTTAGTTTTAGCAGGTTTTTCTTCTTCGGTGGTTGATACTTCGGCGCGCACAATAAAGCCACCAGCAAGCAAAGCGTCAATGTTGATGCCAGCCTTCGGTTTGTACGGATCGCCGATTTTGCCTAAACGCTCGGACGCAATAACGAAGCTCATGATGTTTGAGCCTGTACTTCAATCATCATCTCGTATGCCGGCAGAACTACTCCACCGACATCAACGCTGGTCGGGCTTCCGGATGTTGCTCCGACATTGGCAGTCATTACTGATGCAGCCATGTTGAGAATGTTGCCGAGCGCGTCAGCATTGCCCGGACCCATTGAGATGATCTGCACAGGGAAGGTCATCTTGGCAATGTTGTAGTTCCACATCGTGAACGATGGTGCATCAATAAAGACGCATGGTGGCCTGAGATTGCGCGGATCAGTTACGACTTGCAGACCGGTAGCGGTCGCGAGCTTTGTGCCTAACGCGCTCATAGCGTTATTGAAGAGATCGGTGTAGTTGCTAACGGTCATGCGCAAGCCGGGCGATCAATGCCGAGAAGTTGTTTTATCTGACCATTCATGCCGACCACTGGTGTCTGGCCCATGTCTTGATATGAGCTGAATACATCCACGGTTCCGCGCGATTTATAGAGCATGCCGGCATACATCACGGTTCCGAGATAGACATCTTGCGATGGAACTGTGGTCAGCGAGTCCCCTGTGTATCCTGCCTCAGTTCTGCGCCTACTGCAGAAGGCATTCGATGCAGCTGCACAAGTTGTCACGAAAGCCTGATCGCCAGCTGTGGCTACGGAGATCCCGAGCCAGTCAAGGACATTCTGTGCTGTGATCCAAGTGCAGGTCTGTGTGTATGTGACCGTGCCGGTCGCAGCTACACGCGAGACATCGCTTGCGGTCTTGGCGTAGAGAACCTGATTTTGGATTGGGACATTGAAGTCGTATAGCAGATCGCCTTCGCTATCAATGCCAAGGTACTCAAACTCTGGCAACGCATAAACGGTGTAGGTTCCGTTGAATGTTGCATCAACTGATGCGACCGTGATGGATTCGCCGACTGCAATCTCCGATGGGGTGAGGAGTTGCAGTACGGCGTAGTTATCCAGTAGGTACTTGAAGGTAACGCTGTAGGTTGCCATGAGCGGAAGCTCCGCTCTCGACTAAGCCTGTGTGATCTTGCGGATCATGCTCGAGTTTGCAGCGAAGGTTGCTGCATATCCGAACACGCTCATCTGGCGACCCAAGGTTGAAGGTACTTCAACGCTGAGCAAGCC